CTCTACCCAGTGCGGGGTATGATGGGCAACAGCGCCGTTTGGCAGCCGTTGTTGAGGGTGTTGGATTGGTCTAGTTATGACCATGAGATGATCTCCAAAGAAGTAGTTAATCCTCGGGTTCGCTTAAATACGAATGTGTTGAAGCGTTACGAGGAGAGTACGCTCCCAGCTGAAATCGTCGGGATCAAAGAACCTTTTAAGGTTCGGACGATCTCGAAGGGTCCGGCTGAGGAGTACTACTTTCTGAGGTACCTCCAGAAGGGTCTCTGGCGACAGTTGTATCGCCATCCAACATTTAAGCTCACGGGAGAACCACTCAGTCCGGACCATTTGTCCAGATTGGGTCGTTTAGGTGACGGAGAGACTTGGGTTAGCGGTGATTATAAATCGGCCACTGACCTTCTCCATCCCGACCTCTCCCGTGCCGCTGTCCATGAGATTTGCCACTTGATCTCTTTGGAACCTTACTTCGGACGCCTTTTTGAGAAAGCGTTGACCGAACATGAGATTATCATCCCCCATAGTGGGGTGGGGACGATTAATTACACATCAAGACCACAGCAATGGGGTCAATTGATGGGTTCTCCGGTATCGTTTCCGATACTCTGTTTGGTTAACGCTGCTGTCACTAGAAGGGTAATGGAGGTCTCAGAGCGGAAGAGACTCTCTATGAAGGACGCCCGCATACTTGTGAATGGTGATGATATTGGCTTTCCAATCCAAAAGTCAGATTATCCCATGTGGTCTTATGCCACTCGCAAGGCGGGTCTAGTGAAAAGCGTGGGGAAGAACTACACTTCGGACGAAATGCTTGTCCTCAACTCGGAGACTTCGGTCTATCACGAGATGAAAGTGCAGTTGGATGGAGAAACCATTTCCACCCCCTATTGGTGGGAATCCGTACCTTGGGTTAATGGAGCCTTATTGTTTGGGCTTCAACCAAAAGGGACGTTTGATGAGGGTAACGCTGTTGGGCAACTTCAGTGTATCCCTGGTTCCTCCACGAGCCTCGCTGCCAGGCAAAAGGACCTTCTGTCCTGTGCCGGCGGAGTGTTCGACCGTGAAGAGCTTGATCGTTTGTTCATCTCTTCTCACCTCCACATTCTCAAGAAGGTGCCAGCCGG